CAAGTTAAAAAGAAATAAGTTATGACAAAACCAATACATAAATTTAATAACGGTAAAGGTGCTACACTATGCCACAAATGCAGAAAAATAATAAGTATAGGATTTACAAAAGAATTATATTGTTCAATAAAATGTGAAGAAAAATGAGAAATGTATTAATAGTTATTTTAATAGCAGTATTTGGAGTTATAATGTTTCATTTAGGAATTAAAAGTAAAAGGTATTTAGATAAAACAATTGTTTTAACTTTGCCGAATAACGATTTAGCACCAAATGAGGGCGATTTATTTAGAGTTCAATATGTGAGTGGTAAAAAAGTTTATTTATGTATAATTGATTGATTTATGAAATATATTTTAGCTTGGATAGCATACGAGTTTATAAGACCAAAGTTAATTTGGTTATGGAATTTTTTAATAAGTAAAGCATAAAAATTATGGATGATTTTGCACAAGGAATAGTTATAGGGTTTATGATGGGTATATGTTTTTCGTTAGTAGCTTATATTTTAAAAAATAATAAGTATATTTGACATTATGATTGAAAAGTTAGCACAACATCACAACGAATGGGTAAAGTTTGCATTAAAGATTTGCGGAAATCGTGATGACGCTAATGATTTGGTGCAAGATATGTATTTAAAAATGCATACATTAGATAAAGATGTAAACCATTCTTATATTTATTGCGTTATAAAGAATATATTCTTGGATCAATACCGAAAGAATAAAGTAAAAGAAAAAACTGTATTTTACCAGGAGGAATATACAGAACAAAACGAGGAGATTGATTTTACCGCAGCTTATGAGGAATCTTTAAAAGAACTTAAGACTTATAAGCAATTAATTGTAAACTTTTCTACTAAAGATGGGGTTAATAATTTTGCAAGACAAAGTGGAATATCAAAAGCTACAATAATCAGAATTAGAAACGAATTTAAAATTATACTATGTCAAAAAGTAAAGGACTTGGAGATACAATCGCAAAACTAACTGAAGCAGTCGGGATAAAGCCGTGCGTTGGTTGTGAGAAACGAAAAAACATTTTGAATAAACTATTCCCATTCAAACAAGTTAAAGCATTAAATGATGCTCAAATAGTTTTATTATATCAATTGTCAACTTTATCCGATATAGAGATAATTGAAATTTATAATGATGTTTTTAATACGGTTTTAGATATTGAAAACTTTACCGAGAATGTTAGAAATGCAGTAATTAATGATTTAAAAAAACTATTATATGAAAATAAATAAAATATTATTAGTATTATTTGCGGTGATTATTTCAAGTTGCACCGCTACAGATATAGATGACAATTTAGATTGTAAATGCAATAGAGTAGTTGAGGTTAGTTCTTTTAATTTACCTGATAGGACTACTTTTGGAACGTATATTACAATTAACGAATGTACAGGAGTGCAAAGGCAATATCAATGGCAATACGAAAACAATAAACCAAAGAAAGGAGATTGTAAGTAAATGTATATTATTTTAAGGAGTAAATGGAAATTTAATATAGTTGATAAATGGGAGGATAATAAATGGATTTATTTAAAAGGTAATTGTCCTGATTTATTACCTCGTGAAACAACTATTTGTTTAGAAAATACATTTAAAAATAGAAAAAGAATAATTGATTAAACAAAACAAAACCAATGGCAGGAACTGGAGGATCAAGACCTAATTCAGGTCGTAAATCAAAAGACGAGGAGAACAAGATAAGGGATTTAATGAAACCTTATTCAATTGATGCTGTTAAATGTTTAGCAGGTATAATAGTAAATGAGAAGTCAAGAGATAGCGATAAGATTTCAGCAGCTAAATTGATAATTGAGTACACTTATGGCAAGCCTAAAGAAACAGTAGAAACTACTCATAATATAAACGACTTTAATATTAAGGATGTCTTTAAAATTAACTAAAATATTAGATGATATACTTAAATCTTTACCAAAAGAAATGAATACAAACGATTATATTTTTGTTTGTTCAAAAGATTTTAAATGTGAAATAACAGAATATAAAGACGTAAAAGTATATTATTATAATTTTCTAAAAAAAGATACTGTTTATTATATGTTAAATTCACAATTTTGATAAATCTAAATAGTAAATATAATATATTAGGTTCAGATAGTAGGTACTTTGTAGTTACTGGAGGCAGGGGTTCGGGGAAGTCATATTCCGTGAACTCCTTTCTACTTTTGTTAACATACGAGGTCGGACACGTTATTTTATTTACTCGTTATACTTTAACTTCGGCACACGTTTCAATTATTCCTGAATTTATAGACAAGATTGAAACAGCGGATTTAAGCCAGGATTTTTATATAACTAAAGACGAAATAGTAAATTTAAAGACAGGTTCTAAAATCTTATTTAAAGGAATAAAAACAAGCAGCGGAACACAAACGGCAAACTTAAAATCTTTGGCAGGAATTACTACTTGGGTTTTAGACGAAGCTGAAGAACTAGTGGATGAAGATGTATTCGACAAGATTGATTTTTCTATTAGGGATAAGTCAAAACAAAATAGAGTTATTTTAGTTTTAAATCCAACTACTAAAACACACTTTATTTATAAGAAGTTTTTTGAAAGTAAAGGAGTAGAACCTGCTTCAAATTTGATAAACGGAAATACAACTTATATACACACGGACTACAAAGATAATATAGAATACCTTTCAGAATCTTTTATCGCTCAAATTGAAAACATAAGAGAAAATAACAAAGAAAAATATAGGCACGTTATTTTAGGCGGTTGGTTAGATAAAGCCGAAGGAGTTGTCTTTACTAATTGGAAGCTTGGAAAGTTTGAAGAAGTCGCTCCAAGTATTTACGGTCAGGATTTTGGTTTTAGTATTGATCCAACAACTTTAATACAAACCTCAATTGACAAGACAAATAAACGTATTTACGTTAAAGAATTAGTTTATAAATCTAAACTTACCACGAGTGAAATATTTGAATTAAATCAAAGGTATTGCGCTAATCAATTAATCATTGCAGATAGTGCCGAGCCACGTTTAATTCACGAATTAAGAATAAGAGGTAATAACATAAAAGAAACTATTAAGGGTGCAGGTTCAGTTACAGCAGGTTTGAGTTTAATGCAGGATTATGAATTAATAATTGACCCTGATAGTACAAACGTAGTAAAGGAATTAAATAATTATACTTGGTCGGATAAAAAGTCAGATACTCCAGTAGATGCATTTAACCACGCTATTGACGCCTTAAGATATGCCGTATATTTTCAGTTACATAAACTATCAAAAGGAAATACCATTTTAGGATAAAAACGTTATATATATATGAAAATTAAAATACCAACAAGTTTAGCAGATATAAGATTAGAACAATTTGTTTTGTTTAATAAATTAATGAAAGAAAGTCAAGATGAAAATTTTATTCAATTGGCTATGGTTACTGTTTTTTGTGATGTATCGGTAGATTTTGCAAAGAATATAGTTGCTAAAGACTTTGCAGAAATTGTAACTGATATAACAAAAGTTTTAAGTGAGCAGCCAAGATTTATACAGCGATTTATTCACGATGGTAAAGAATACGGATTTATTCCAAACCTTGACGAAATAACTGCAGGAGAATATATCGATTTGGAGTCTTTTTTAAAAGATGAAGAAACATACAATAAAGCAATGAGCGTACTTTATAGACCTATTTTAAACAAGCGCAAGGATTTATATAATATTGATGAATACAAAGGTTCACACACTGAATTTAATACGCTAAATTTAGAGATTGTCTTAGGTTCTATGCTTTTTTTTTGGAATTTAAGCAACGAATTATTGACAGCTATGAGGGATTATTTAGCACAACCGAAAAACAAGATACTTTTGGAAGCAACTTTGCAACAAAATGGGGTTGGTATCAATCAATTTTTACAGTCGCTGGAGGGAATATCTTTGATTTTGAAAGAGCAACTAAACTTAAGATACATGAATTTTTAATGTTTTTAGAATTTAAAGTGGATTTGGCAAATGAAGAACAAAAAAGTATAAAAAAATATGAATAGTTTTTACAAAGTTATAGGATATTTAAAAGACCAATTAGCATTAGACGTTGATGTTAATACAATTATTCACGGAGAAGCACCTGAAAATAAAAAGGATATATTTCCGATGGCGCATTTAATGGTAACTAATGGTGCATTAGGTCAAGGAGTTTCAATATTTACTTTTACGGTTCAGGTTTTAGATATTAGAAACGTATCAAAGAAAATGAGTACTGATAAGTTCCTAAAGAATGATAACGAATTAGACAACCTTAATACTTGCTTTGCTGTTTTAAATAGATTGATTACAGAATTAAAATTACAAAGAAACGATTTAGATATTGAACTTTTAAACGAGCCAAGTTTATTGCCAGTTATTTATGAGTTCAAAGATACTTTAGATGGTTGGAGTACTGAATTACAATTGTCAATTACAAATAATATTACCGTATGTTAGATAAAAAAGAAACGTTAACAACCTTACAAGCTTTTAATACTTTTGTAATTAAAGAAGCACGAGAAAACCTTTTAAAGGGTGGAAAGTATGGTACAAATAACGTTACTAAAAAATTAACTGATTCTTTAAAAGCTACATCAAAAGTTAATACTAATTCCATTGAGAACTATATCGAAATGGCAGATCATGGGAAGTTTTTAGATTTAGGAGTTAAAGGTAAATTTAGCAGTCAACGAGCTCCAAATAGTCCTTTTAAGTTTGGTAGTGGCACAGGTAAACCTGGAGGGTTAACGGAAGGTATTAGAGGTTGGGTAAAAGCTCGTAGGTTTCAATTTAGACAAAGGAAAACAGATGGAACTTCTACAGGAAAGTTTATGAGTTATGAACAAACCGCACAATTAATTACACGGTCAATTTATTTAAAAGGTACAAAACCAACTTTATTTTTTAGTAAACCTTTTGAAGATGGTTTTAAGAGATTACCTGACGAATTAGTAAAAGCATACGGATTAGATGTTGAATCATTTTTAAAATTTACACTCACAAAATAATGGGACAAAAAATAACATTTACTTTTCCGACAAGTACAATTACAGGATCTAACTGGAGAAATTTTAAGTTTATAATTAATGGTAGTTTATTAACGAGTAAGTATTCTTTATTTTCAAATGCTCCTATATATGGAACAGATCCTTATTCTTTTGTTGGTACAGATGAAACGATACAGCCAAATAATGAAATCGTAAAAGGCGCAAGCGTTAACAACTTTGCAAGTAATTTTAAGCTATGGTTAGATGCTCAAATGCCATATTTAGGTTTTTATTTTGAAACATCTATAGCTGCAAATGTAGTAGAATTAATTTGGGGAAGTAATAGCGATACTAATACTTTTGATTTAACCAATTTTGATGAAACAGCGCATACTTCAGCTTGGTTAACTTATACGACAGAAGCTTATACTATACCTGCTCCTATAGTTCCCGAAGTATTAGACGAACAAATAATACTTTCAAGAAGTCCTTATCATTTTGCAGTAACTCCAGGTATTACATTTGACGAAATTACAGCAGAAATTTTTATATATAGAGGTCATAAAATAGATGACAAACCTTTATTATCAAATTACCAAATTAGTAAATCAGTTGTGCAAGTAGGGCAAAGTTCTATTAATTTTGATGTTCATAAATTGGTAAACGATTTTGTTAAAAATAAATATAATAGTGTATCTAATACAGTTGGAGCGTTTACAACTTCTACACTCGATAGTGTTTGGTGTTATGTTGATGCAAAAATAAAATTAGGCGGTGTAGAACAATACCAAGTAAATCAAACTCTATTTGCGATTGATGGTTTTGGATATCATACCGAATTATCAAATCCGCAAATAAATTATTTTCAGAAGTTTTTAAGTAATGTTTCAAATCATATAATTTATAATGATAGCGACTATCCTTTATATTTTTTAACTAAAGATTTATTAAGTATTACAGTTAATGGAACAAATGTACCTTTTACATTTAGCCAAGACATAGCTAATCAAAAGATAGGTTATGTTAATATTGGTAAATATATCGAAAGTTCAACATCATTCACATCTGTATTAACTTATTATTGTGGAGAAGATTGCGAACCTTTAGAAAATACACATTATTTTATAATAAAAGATGAGTGCAAATATCCATTAATCAATTGTATTTTTAAAAATAAGTTTGGAGTTTGGCAAACAATACCTTTTAATAAATTAAGCAAAAAATCGCAGGATTTTACTAATGAAAGTTATAATGGTTTAATTTCTAATTATGGCAATTACGCCCTAAATAGCCACGTTAAACAAACATATAATATTAATGGTAGAGAAAAAGTAACGGTTAATACGGATTTTATTCCTGAAGAATATAACGCATTATTTACCGAGTTAATGTTGAGCGAGTTTGTTTATTTAGAAGAAAACGGGCAAGTATTACCAGTTAATGCAGTTAAGACTTCATTCGAGAAAAAGACAAAATTAATTAATAAGTTAATTCAGTATTCGATGGAGTTTGAGTATTCATTTGACATTTTAAATAACATTCTATAAATGGACATAGCTTTATATATTGCCGATGTAACAGATACTAACTTTCAAAGAGTAGATTTATTTAAGGATGAAAATATAGAGATAAATTTAACATCAAAAAATATATCTGACATTTCTAAAATCTTTGCTGAATTTACGCAAGGGTTTACAGTTCCATCAAGTCCAAACAATAATAAAATATTTACTTATTGGTTTGATGCCGATGTAGATAGTGGTTTATTTAATGCAAATAAAAGAATAAACGCTTATATTGAAATCAATAGTTTGCCTTTTAAATATGGCTCGATTCAATTAGATACTTGTAAATTAAAAGGCGGTCAGGTTTCAAGTTATGGTTTAACATTCTTTAATAAAGTGGTAAACCTTTCGGACTTAATGGGCGATTTGGAGTTAAAAGATTTAAACCTTTCGGGATTGGATCATAGCTACAACGAAACAAGTGTAACTAACGCTATGTTTAGCGATGCGATTCATAGTGGGGATGTTTATTATCCTTTAATTAATTATAAAAGAAATATCAACTATGGCGACAGTTCTGTAATTGATTTAATTAATTCAGCTAATGAAATAGAATTCACAGATTTTAAACCAGCTATACGTTTAATTAAAATTATTGAAGCAATTGAAACTAAATTTAATATTCAATTCTCAAGAGATTTTTTCGATAGGTCATTATTTTATAATCTTTTTTTAGCTTGTCATAAGGAAGTTAAAGGAGTAGATAATACAGGGCAACGCTTACAAATAGATTTTACAAGTAAGGGGGATTTGGAATCGCTTACAGGGGTTACAGTTAATTTAGCTGATAATTATGTGATTTGTGATGCACCTTATCCAACTGTTTTAAGATTAAAAATAACTCCTACTGCTGGTTATGAAAATGTGCCTTATGTTTTAGAGCGTTATTTAGATGGCGAAGCTTGGACTACTGTAGCAGAACAACACGGAACAACCTGGACAGAATTCAGATCTGACAATGACGACAAACAGCATTCTTTTTATATTAACACAACTCAGGAATTTAAATTTACTACCGTTTTAGAAATTAGCTATTTTACCTCATCATTAAATTATGTTAATGCTACATTTTCAGAACAAACAGTTATAGGAAATATTTCTATTTCTAAAAATATGCCAGTTATTAAATTAAAAGACTTTTTTAGTAGTATTATAAATCAATTTAATCTTATTATAGTTCCAACGACTTCAAATAGCTTTTATGTGGATACCTTAGATACTTGGTACGATAAAGGCGATACTTTTGACATAACTAAATACGTTAATATTGATGAAATTAATATTAAAAGACCTGATATAAAAAAACTAATTAACTTCAAATATGAAGAACCTGGAGCAATTTTAGGCAAAGGGTTTTTTGATTCTTTTGGTTTGGGTTATGGGGATTTAAAAGCAAAGTTTGAAGATTTAACCGCTGGAAGTGATTTGAATGTAGAGGTTAAGTTTGAAAATCTAATGTTTGAAAGATTAACAAATGATACAGTAACGCCAAAAATTACAACTAATATACAAGCTGGTTTATCAATAGATACTAAATTAGAACCTTATGCGGGTAAACCTTATGTATTTTATAAAAATGGAACGATTGATTTGATTGATACTATTTATATCGGTTCAACTGCTGTTAATAAATTATTTCATACAGCAAGCGAAGATAATTTCGATTTTAATCAAATTACAAATAGTTTAAATTTTGGTTCTGAAAATTCAAGTTATTACAATCAAAAAGTATTTACAAGTTTATACGCAAACTTTTGGGAAAATTACATTTCTGATTTATATAATTCAAAAACAAGGGTATTAAATATTAAGGCAAAATTACCAATTTCTATTTTATATAAATTGTCGTTAAATGACAAATTGATAATTAACAAAAGAAAATACAAAATAAGTAATTTAAAAATAAATCTTATTAATGGTGATGCGGATTTAGAAATATTTACAGACTATTCCACTCCTTCCGATACCATAGCAAATGAGATACCTTTAACAGTTGACAGAACCGATATAACAGTTGACACAGATAGTTTAACAGTTGACAGAATTAGCACTTATGACCCTTTATATTCATTTATAGTTAATGGAATAAGCCGAAATACTTATGTGTCTACACAAGCTAAAGAATATTTTGAAGTAAAAGTAACTGCAAATACTACTTGGACTGCTGTAAAGATTGACACGGGCGACGGTGTTACGTGGTTTGATTCAAATAAATATACAGGAAACAAAACTCAATATACGAAAGTTAATGTAAATGCCAATTCAGGAGCTTCCAGATCAGGAACTTTACGTTATATTATTGGAGGGGTTAATTTTGACTTAATAATAACACAATGATAAAAGCTGTTTTAGAATTATTACAATTACACGAGTGGTTAAATTGTAGTGAAAATATAGATATTGCAAAAGGTAAATATCAATTACCAACAACGCTCAAAGGAGCAACTAAAAAAATAAAAAGGCAATGGTTGAAAAGGTAGTTAATGTAAAAGTAGTTGACAATGTAGAAGCGACTACTAAAAATGTAGCCAATCTTAAAACACAATTAAGGCAAGCGCAAAACGAGG